TCCCATATTGTTCTGAAATATATCATCTCGGAAAATACTTCTTTGATTTGCTTCGAGTTCGATAAACAACTTGCATCAAGATATCTTCTGTTTGTTGTATGCAGCGCCAGCTGATAGGTGCAAATTAAGGCTATATTTTCCTTACTTGCTAACTGGAAGAGGCTTCGTGAATGATGCAATAACTGCTGCCACATTGCCTGATCCTGCGCATCTTCACTCTTCATGGTGTCAAACATAAAAGCTTGATACCCGAGCTTTGAGAGCTTTCTCACTATCTTCTTGACTTTTTCCATACTGTTATCGAACAGCTTAACAAACTTGATATGCTTGTACTTTGTTGATATGATTTCTTGTGCCTTTTTGAGCATCTCAAACTGTTCGTCGGAAAAGTCTCCCTGTTTGATTTGTTTCCTGTTTAATTTCCAATAATTAAGGTCTCTTGTAAGCACGTGCACAAGCAACAACATCTTAAAATCTTTCGACCTCTGCTCGTTGCTAATTACACAACACTTGATGTTATTGTCTGTTAGTGGCAAAATCATATTTTCGAACACGAATGAACTCTTACCTACTCCAGAGAAGCCGCCAATCATAAACAACTCGCCAAGAGGTAACCCCATTGTGATACTGTTTAATATCTTGCACGTCTTTCCATAAGGCAATCCTTTAGCTGTCCCTAAATGACATTCAGCAATGAACTCGTCATCGATTTCAAGAGTTTCGATTTCGAAATCAGTATTCGCTTTAATAGATATCGAGTTCAGTACGTAATCGTAGAAATCATATATCTGCTGACTATTCATCTCTTTGAACTTGTCGATGTTCTTTACAACATTAAAGCCATCGTCATGTAGTTCCATGAGAATGTTATATTTTGATATCTGATCAAAAAAGCCTTCTACATTTTCCGGAGATGTCATATTCATCATCTCACGAACGGTTGTGTATCCGCCTAGAGAGTCAAAATGCTTTTTTACTGTCGGAAATTCTTCAAGATATGTTGCCAATGTTACGTTGTCAAAATTTCGATAACCTTGTTCATACAGGTTTTTGCCTAATGTGAAATAAAATTTCCCATCGTCTGTTAACAGTGCTTCATTACCATTATCATTGATTTTCCCATAATCAGAATACAAGTCTGGCTGATTCCAAAGTGCGAAAACAAACGAACCCTCAAGTCCAATTCTGTTTTCTGTTAGTTCTGAAGGATAATTCTGTACATCTCTCATAATTTATTCCCCCAAGAACCTACTGAGGTCTTTTGTCGCGGCCGCAACTACTGGCTTCTTATCAGGAGCGACTCTGTCTTCGAAATAATCGATTTCTTTATTGCTCTTGATTTTCTTTTCTTCGTCTTTTTTATGCTGTTTGTAGACATCTCTTATGTGATTTTCAATAATCGCGATCACATAATTCATCTTTTTCATTTCGCTATCAAAAGACAATCTTGACAAGGCCTCATACACTTGTCTACGACATTGTTCGACAGTTTTGAGAGTAACTTCTGGACCGTAGAATTTGATAAGCTTAGACATTTTCGCATATCCCCAGTTGGATACCGGTTCATCTTTCTTGTAACCTAGAAAGTCCTGATATACGATATCTTTTGCCTTATCTGACATTTCCTTGGCCTTTTTACGTTTTACTACGGCATCCTCATAAATCTCTTGTGATTTATAATACTTGCCATCAGGAGCTTGATAAAATATTTCTACATTACCCCATTCTTCTGTAATGGGACATTTACATCTTCTTGGCTTTTTCTTAACCTCGCCGATTTTATCACTCCCCTCTATTTGATAAGAGAGGGGGAAGTTCCCCTCCCTTATTCCTCTTTAGTCAATTCTTTTAAGCAGTCATGTAAAAGTTTTGTAGGCACTTCTACATCGAATTTGGAATATCCAGCATCTTTCATGATTGCCATAACAGCATTCTTCGCTTCTTTAGATGCACTCATGAAGTTCACCTTAATTTCCTTGATGAGATTTTCATTGATTTCCTCATCTACAGTTGACTCTTTCTTTGCCTGACTGTATTCGGAAGCTTTCTTCTTTGCTTCAGCGTCTTCCTTAGCTTGTCTCCTCTGAGCCTGAGCTAAAGTTTCACCGCTCTTAGATCTTTCAGCTTCAATTGCATCCTGCATGGCTGTGATAAATTCGTCCACATCAAAAGAAATCTTATCTGTGATGTTTGCGAATCTTGACTTACTATCTACTGAGTAAGTGTCATCACGGAAGTTAATTACTCTGCTTTCGCCTGTAATCTTGCCCTTTAAAATTTCTTTCTTTGTCTTCATATCCTGCTTGCCAGTTGACAGCTTCGCAATCTCTCTGTCTATATAACCCATACCAAGGAAGTGTAGTTTAGTCTTGATTGCATTGAAGTATTTCTGTGAGATGTTGCTTGTCAGTATTGAATACTGTTCCTGAGTCATAACATCGTCGACGTCCTTCTTCTTTGTGTGAGCTATAATGATGAAAGATACTCCTACCTTTTTCAGCTCCCACAGACTGTTCAGAATAATTTCGATTACCTTGTCGAGGCCTCTACCAAATCCACCGTATGCCGAATTGATAGAATCAATCTTAGGAGCATCATCTTTTCTGTTCTTGTTATGTAATCTGATTACTTCCTGCTCTGCAAGCTGGCAAAGCTCGTCATATGTATCTATGATTACTGTCTTGAGGTTTGGATATTCCGTATCCTTATACTCGATGATGTCAGTAATGATTTCATCGAATTTTGCCCAGTCTTCTACTTTTTCTGTGACAATCCCCTGAATAGCCTCATGACCATCTTCTTTGCCGATGTCTAAAGCAATATATCCATCTTCTCCGGCAAGCTTTTCACACATCTCCTTAATCAGAGTTGACTTACCAATTCCGCTCTCCCCTAAGAGTCCAATGTTATAACTTAAGACATCTAAATTGACATTGTTCTTTTTACCAAATCTACCCAATACTCTAATCCTCCTTAGTCGTTAAAAATATCTTCAATGTTGTCGCTGTCGTCTAAATCAAACGGCAGCTCATCATCTTCTGCTTTAACGTCTTCTTTTGAGGATTTTGCAGTTTCTACGACTGTTTCAAAATTTTCTGCAGTCAAAAACTTAACCTTTTCTTCTTCGAATTCCTTCAGAGTAGTTTCCGACTCTACGACTCCATCAACGAATTCTCCTGTGAAGTCAGGCAAGATCAGTCTCAGTTCTCTAATTTTTTCTCCGTTGATTCTTCCCTTCGGAGCAAAATCAAGAACAGCCTTCGCTCCCACTTCAACCAGAGCTCTCTGCTTAGGTGTTAACTGAGATTCGTCGAATTCAACTTCTTCTGGTCCAGAAACCAGCTTGCACTCCCACTTAAGGTGATAGAGCTTCTTGTCGCTGGCAACTTTCAGCTCGTCTGCAGCAACCTTAAATATTCCTTCCTTATCTTTGAAGTCTGCCATAGACAGCACAACTTTCTGTGGCATGAAATATTCCTTGTTAGCTTCCCCTATAGCCTTAACTACAGATTTTGAATTTTTTACATACTGCTTTATATATCCGTCTACGGTTACAATCTTGTCTGTCTTATAATCAGAAGTGTCTACTGAATCCTTTGTATAGAACAACTCCATTGACACTCTTAAGCCTGGAGATTCTGGATAGTTGCCATTTTCATCAGCCTTAAGTTCTGTTACGTTTGTTACGTTGTAAGTGTCGACGAATTTCTTTTCGCCAGCTTTATTTATGTATGGTTCCTTTTCTACAGTTCCTGTTACTTTTACAAGTCCCTGCACAGACTTCAGATTATCTGCCAGATACAGTGCTGCATCATATGGAGTAACGAAAGTACTTAACTCATCTCCAATTCTGATGAAATGTTTCTTGTAATCTGCAATCTGAGTTACAATATCTGCATCGTCTCTTTCAGCCCACGCAACTTCCATCTTCTGATTGTCTGTTGACATTGTATACAGAACATTAGTTGCCATACCAAACATGCTAACGAACTGCGTAGAGTTCCCGGCGTTAACTCCGAAATTCAGAGTTGCCATTGGCAGATCTCCGTTTGCGCCACCATTCCACTTCTTAATAAATGGCTTGAACGAATCATCTTTTGGAAATACCGGTTTCCCTACGAATGTGAATTTTGTTTGTAATGCTATAGCGCATTCCCCCTTTTTAAAAATAAATTTGAGTAATAAAATATCTATATGAACACAAAAGTGTGGTTCACACTATGGCTTGCCTATATTAAGCTAGTCATTTAAATATTGAAAACTTATAACGATTTGTTATTTAGAATTGGCGAGCACCCATAACGCGCATCGCTTTTTAGAAACTATATACCATGCACACTCTTCTCCTGCGCATTCAAAACCCATTCCAAACATAGGACATCTTTTCGCTTCTGAATTGATTTCTATTCTATTCTGAGAGTCTGTCATTGTGCGACTCCTTCCTACTGTTTTCGTCTGCCAAATAGAGCGAATGTAGATCTCTATATATTTCTGGACCAACTAAGCCCATAAGCTTACTTCGAGCTTTTACCTGCTTGTCCCAGTTTAAATTTGACATCTGGTTAAAACGCATGTGATTGTTTATTAGATATGATATATATAAAGTCTCTTTGGTTGAAAAATAGGATAACAATACGTTTATCGCAAAGTAAGCTGAAACGTTTTCATGCCCATAATAATGAGCTATCTCTGTCTCTTCTCCTTTTGCATTTTTAAATGTTTTACAGAAAGCTTTTCCTATGTCGTGAAGCCCTGCTGCCCAAGTCAAGTGACTGTCTCCGGTTTTTGTCAAGTGGCTAATATAAGCTGCTGCTCGTGCACAATGTTTTCCTATGCTGAAATCATGATGAGGATTGTCTTGTTCGATATCATTTAGATATCTAAACATGTCAGATAACTGTTCATCCTTAAAAGGCTCGCATGAGGAACGAATTTCAATTTCATCAAATCCTTCGTTGTAATACGGCACCTGAAATGACTTCAACATCTTTTCAATAACATTTTCAGGAACTTGTCTGGTTCTTTTTTTATTGTTCTCAAGACAGTCGCGAAAATATGTATATACCAGAATACATTTTTTATTACAATCTATATTTTGAAGCTGTCTTAAAAAATGAACTCTTCTTTTTCTGCTGAGGTTTGTAGCATCATATACTACATTTTTACCATCGATTAAATCTTGCTTGATTCTCCTATGTAACTCATCAAAGACTTTCTGATTGTTGTCTTGATTATTGATATCGCCCAATAATTCTTCTCTAATAGCATCCGACGAATGAATAACATATCCCTTTTCGGCGTATTGTGCAGACAAGAAAGACTTCCCAGAGCCGGGCAAACCGCACATCATAATCATAGTTGGTTTGGTTTTGGCAATCATATGCTCAACTCCTTTATAATTCCAGCCTTGATTATTTCAGAAGCAACGTCTTCTAGCAGAAAATCTACTTTAGCATCTACAACTCTCTGCTCAGGTAAACTGCTAATGAATGCCTGTTTGATGTCTGCAATTTCTTTTACGGTTTTATCTGCTAAGTCTATCGCGTCTTGAGCGCCGTAACAAAAGTTTTTCACTTTTACAAGCTCATCTCTTTTCTCGCTGTGCAAACATTCTTTATAAGGCACACCTGCAATATACCTCTCGATAAATTCTCTCAACCTAAGAATATGGTGGAGTTGTTTTGCGTCGTATCCATATTTCTCAATCTTATCTACAAGTGACGGATATGGATGAGTGAGAGCCTTCTGTTTCTGATAAGCCATGCCAGCCATACAGTTTACTGCCGATACTTCATTGTATCTCGCAACTGCTTCGGCTTCTTTTCTCAGCTTGTTCCATATTTTTTCATAATCTGGATTTAATATGAAATAGTCCGTAAATAAGATTTCAACAAAGTTGATATTCTGCTTTTTGAAACATGTAAGCATAAGCCTAATATCTTTAAAATCTACATGTTCTTCGTTCTCCATTATATGAGTGAAACTCACTGGTAGCTTATTAAAAACAAAATCGTCGAGCTTAGGAACAACAATAACTTTGCTATCAATGTCTGAGTTTTCTGTATCTAAGCCGTAATTTTGACTACCCTGTAGAAAAATACCTACAGTGTCATATCCATAATCATCAGCTACTTTGTAATGCTGTTTCAGTCTTTGGAGAATCTCCTGTTTCTTTTCCTCCCGCACTTTTAACCACCACCATTCTACTTCTTTCAATATCTTTGTTTGCGAGTACGTATTCGGCTAATTCTTGAAGTGTAACTCCGCAAATCACTTCTTTCTCGTCTTCTATTAAGACGTCTACACTGTTGTCAGGGTATTTGTGCATAATCTTATATAGTTGACTAGACGGAATGCTAAAATCCCTAAATGTCACATCTCTGAACTCGATTTTGTGCCCTCTCTCAAGCCGTGCGATTCTGCGTTCTAAATTTTTAACTCTTTCCTCTAATTCTCTTCTTTTTCTGCCAAGCATTTACTAATCTCCCATGTGCTTTCTATCTTTTTTCTCAATTGTTGAAATGAGATAGGCGTATAATTAATTCTCTCTAAGCTTACACAACATCCTCCTGAACTCACATCTTTGTAGTTAGGATCATCATGAACATGACCATAAATATTGAAGTATGGTCCCATTCCCGGAATAAACTTTGGAGCATGGCTTAAAATATAGAAATTGCCCCACAAAATCGGGTATTTAATGACTTCTTTAAAGCCAGCCTCAAGATAAACGCTCTTTGAGGCTCTATCATGATTCCCTAAAATCAGCGTTTTATTCCCCTTTAGGGCTCTACCCCATTTGATGATATCCTTGCTAGATCCTAGCGCAAAATCTCCAAGCATGAAAATTTTGTCTTCCTTAGTTACTATAGCGTTGTGATTCGTGATTATTGCTTCGTTCATATCGGCTACTGATGCAAAAGGTCTGTTACAATACTCGATAATGCGTTTGTGACCTAAATGTTGGTCTGCCGCAAAATAAATCATATTTTTCTCCTTTTTTTGCTGCATAAAACTATTCTTTTATGTAATCTTTGTTTTTTATCGTTAAATATAGTTCCTCAGTTATTCCAATATCATCTTCGTCAAGGTCTACAAAATTCGCATAATCTTTAAAAGCCTTAAAACAACTGTATAAATCTCCTGCTTTAATGCCTCCGTATTCATCTTCTGCAAAGAAAATCACATGACCCTGATGTGGCGTTGCTCCCGTTTTAATCATGGAGCCAAGCGGAAGTGATTTGCGAGGAAACACCCAGCTGTATATCGCCGGATGTTCCTCTTTTAATTTCTGAGCTACTTTTCCTCTTGAAAGATAGACAACTATTGGAATGTCTGATTTCATCATATCGCCTTTGATTATTTTCATGACGCAACCTCTTCTTCCTGTGCTTCTTCTAATGCTTTTTTATAGTCATTTCGATTGTATTCACCAGACCATTCTCCATGCATTATCGTCTCTGCTTTATGTCTAGCTTCTATGGCGTCTTCTTTATTTTCAAAAGTGCCAAGATAATATCTAACACCATTAAGAGATATTTTAGCTTGATATTTTTCTCCAACTTTTTGAACGCCCGTATACCCCGTGGTGTTGTTTCTTTTTCTTTTAATGTTTGTATTATTCTGACCTTTAGTACAGCATCGCAAATTGGCTTTCTGATTGTTGGTTTTATCCCAATTTTTATGATCTATTATTATTTCAGGGTTTTCTAATACTCCCATTATTAAACGATGAATTTTAATTGTCTTGTTTTTACCATTTTTAGAATTCGCAACAATATATCCTTTAGCATCCTTTCGCCAACAATAATCTTTTACTAAATCAAATACATCACTGTCGATAGTGAATTGATCTCCGGCTCTGGTGGTTCCTATTATCACATTACCATTCTTACTCCATTTAATATTCTTAGTATTTTTTTGAATTCTTTGTCTTTCTTTAGCTAGACATCCACACGATCTTGTAACCCCGCCTAATAAATTTGAAGAAGCTGTAATAGTTAAGTTCCCACAATCACATTTACAATTCCAATATGCTACATGTCTCTTTTTTTCTTCAAGTATTGCATTTTGACGTTCATAATTTCTTGAAAGCACTAAAAGCCGACCGAATTTCTTCCCTGTTAAGTCTTTAGCTTTAGTCATTTCACATTTCCTCAATCAAATCAACATCAACATTATCGCAAGTACCGTTATCAATTATATTCTCGAGCGCAATTCCCGATATACATTTGAAACTGAAATTTTTAATTTTGAATGCTTTGAACTTTTCTCTGTTCTGAATACGTATAACGACACCTTCTCTTATGTGAGTTTGTCCAATAGGATCTGGTCCATCTACGTATTTATTTACTCTTTCAAGCAAATCTTCTTGGGTTGTATAAATAAATTCATCGAATTTAGGTACACATTTTAACCCCATTTGCTCGCATCTCATTCTCATATACCAGTCAGGGTATTCTACAGTTCGACCATCTTCGTCTGTTTTCGTCATTCTATATACCCAAACATCAGACCAGCCTGGTTCACATCCATATGTAAATTCAGTAATTTCTCCATACTGTTTAATAAACTCAGGATCTCCAATCTTACTGTTTTTTCCTTGCGGCATTATCAAAGTGTCTTTGTCAACATATCCGACAATTTCATAGAATATTTCTTCACCTTTATGAAGCTTATATGCCATTTCGTCGTGCCATCTTTTTCTAAATTCGTTGTTGCCATAATATCCATCAGATGGACTATCTATGCCATCAAAATCAAGAGTGACCCTACGACTGCCGGAAACCCTACCCCAGCTTGTTTTTGTTTCGGCTGGCTTTCTTGTGATTCTCTGCAGCAATGTCTTCTTACTCTCTTCTTTACAAAGAGTATTGGAGGTTCGAGCGCTGGTCCCGTGAAGCTTCAATGTAATAGTACATATATCACCAGGATTGAACTCACCTAAGTAATACATAAGTTGCTTCGTGTCTATATGTTCTTCAAAGTACGGATATTTAGTCGTAAGTAATTCTTTCTTCTTTTGCGATGCGCTAGAAGAGCCACCCTTACCTCCACCGCTTTTTCTTTTCGGGATATATTTTTCACAGATTACAGTCCCATTCAGTACCGTAATCGTCTCTCCCTCTTTGAGCTTTGAAGTGTTTGTGAATTTATCAAGGCACGAAATTGGCAAGAACAATCCATCAGAAGCTTCGCCTCTGAGTCTTATTGCTCTGACATTTCTCTTGTCGGGATCTATAAAGCCACCAACGTTATTGCCGTTTTCGTCTTTCTTTCTCAGCAGATTATTAGCTTCTGCAAACTCTTTGCCGAGTTTTCCACCTGATGGGAAATATATTCCCAAGTCATTTTCTTTATAGTCTAAAGAGACTACTATCTGATTACCGAAGCATTTTGCAACCTGCAATTTGTCTGCATTGCTATGCTTCTGCACGTCTTTCAGCCTTGTGACGTAAGCTTCATAAGCTATGCTACAAGACCTCCATTTTTAGCAATTTCTAACATAATCTCTCCTCCTTCGAATTTTCCAATATTCTGCAGTTTGTTGAATCCATTCTCATCTTCTTCGTAGGGAACACTCAATTCGATGTCCGCTCCCTCAATACAAACAAGATCAACGTATATTATATCTTTTCTGTCTTTCATTCTTTTGAGAATTTCCGGACATTCTTTTTCGAATGCACCATTGAAAATAATTATCACAGACTCATAATCTTTACCGAAGCTGTTAGTATATAAGTCTAAATTTTCTATGTATGAAGCATCTACGTGCATTTCCTCGAAATTTTCACAAGTGAAAACTATTTTATCGAAATGCTCTTTTGGTGATGTTTCCTGATTTGAAATATTCAAATTCATTAAATTCCCACCTTTTCTATCTCTACTAACGGAATACTTCTTCCACGTTTTGCTGCATTTGCAACCCAATTGGTTTCTGCTTTAGCAAGATTTTTTAATGCATCATCGATAGTATCGCCTTTACACATACATCCCTCAAGCTGCATGCTTTCTGCAACCCAAAACGTATCAAGACCGTTCCTTGCAGGATAAGCTTTAAATCCATATACCATAATTTATATATTCTCCTTTTCATTGTAGAGTGGTTTGTAACCCTTACTTCCACCACTCTTGCAAAGTTTTAGTACTGAGCAAAGCTGTTAACTCAAAGAATATTGGAGGTTAATCTAAAACTTTAAACGTAAACATCTCTATCTAATAACAAAATAACTTCTCACCTTTAACATGCTTAAAACTTCAACACCTAGAGTAAAGGTAACTTGTTTCATAATTTATTTTTTTGCCAGTACGGGAAAAAGCCTCGCTACAATTCAAACAGTTCAGTCTGGTTAACAAAATCTATATCCATTTGCAGTTGGATGATTTCGTCGCAAATTGCATCATAGTCCGATTTAGCTGCCTCTATGTCATAATTTGCACATATGTATTCGACCAGCGAACTTGAAGTACCGTATCTTTCCTGCTTTCTCGACTGTGGCAATCTTTTTCTCATAACGTCAAGCCTGTCTTTTTCTTTATTCAGCTGTGCCATCTTAATGAGAGCTCTGTCGATTGTCATATCTTCAAAATTAGGAAGCTTTGTTGTGCAGTTAAATACATTAATCGCATGTTTGATTCTGGCGATTTTTTCATCTATCTCCCTGATACGATCTCTGGCATTTTTATAGTTGTATTCCGGCTTTTCTTCACTATAGCCTTCAACTTTGATATACACACAAGACTCTCTTTCTCTATCAAGAAGAAACTCTTTATCGTCTTGCAGTTTTCGAAGTATCTTATTCGCCCCTGCTGAAGTGACCTTTTGTTTTCCCATTTTTCTTCTCTCCCTTTTCTTTTACAAGTTTACTCACTGCTCTTTTTGCATTCTCATCACCATTAGCGGCCTTTGCTTTAAGGATATCTCCTATGCTGCACGTATACCTCTTATATGGCATCTGAGATTTTCTGATTTTGCTTTCTTCTGTTTTTTGCATTATGTATATTAATCCCCTTTCTTAATTTATGTTTTTATCCCTTGCAATGTAAAATAAAAAGCTCCTAAGAGCTTTTTACCATCTATCATACATCATATAGGCCTTTTCTTTTTTAGAATTTGGTACATCACTAGTGCCATAAATCTTTTCAATTATTTCAGGCCTTTCCTTATATTTCAATGGTTCCGTTTCTTTAGATTTAATTTGATACATACGTCCCATTAAAGTTGTGTCTTTTACCTCAAAGAAAACATCTTTGGGAAATCTTACACTTATCCGTTTAGTTAAAAGTTTCTTTACTTTTTTAATATCTGTATTCCCAACATCTTTATAAGATACAATAAATTTACCCATATCATATATTTCTGAATCATAAACAGAAATAGTGACATGCTTTCTGCAATCGATAATTTTTTTCAATTTAGATTTGAAAGCAGGATAGACTATAGTTGCCCTATTTTCATTGAATAAAATGATATCATCTCCAGCATATTTTACATTATCATCTATAGTTAAACTTAATGTTTCCTCTATCGAAAATCCCTGATAACATATCATCAACATTCCCAAAAAAATCTCATCGGTAGTCATTCCGAATTCACTTTTATCACTTAAATAGAGTTCTATAGTGCTTACTAGCTCTTCCGGAGTTCTAAAAATCAAAGCCCTATTGTATTCGAGAAACCAATCGCTATATGCGGTCGGTTCGCTTAAATAAAATTTGCCTTCTTCACTTAAAAGATTCTCTATTAAAGCCCAACGTTTATATTGTTTAACGCAGCGCATTAAATCATAAAAACTTCTTTTTTTTCTGATTTTAGATTTTTCTAAAATCGCTTGTGCTATTTCTTCGTTGGGTAAATTGAATAAATCAACCTGTTCAAGATTTTCCTTTTGTTCAGTGTATGTGAATATTCTTTTACATCTTGCAAAATCATCAGAACCACTCAAGGTGTCTAGATATTTGTTTTTTACTGACTCATTATACATAGCTATGTCTCCTTGCCATCTATAAAAAATAAATCATTATTAAATTTTATATGTAAGATGACAAGAAGTCAAGCCAGTCAAATCATTATGATGCCATTAAAGTATCATACGTTACTGTCAGTTGTTCGATAGACATAAACTGTATTAAGGGAGTATTTATAATCAATCCTGCACCTATTTTTTCTAAATATAGGTTTGGCAATACGCCTATAAATCCTAGTATGTCTTTTTTTAAAACAGGTCTAGCCCCTTCGCATTGTGCTATACTATCTTTTGCTAATCCCGCTGTATTTGCAGGTATATGCACATGCGTTGGCAGTTTTGCCTTCGTTTTTCTACTAGTCAGTGGAACTATTTGAATAGTAGGACTATATTTATTTCCAGTATTATTTTGTATTACTACACAAGGTCTAATGCCGTTCTGAATGTTTCCATCTCCGTAAAGTTTAACCCACACCACATCTCCTAATCTTAATAAATGTTTTTTCATAATTTCATCCCCTTTTCGATGATTTTCTTATTTCATTTATATATGTGCTTTTTTCCTTTGTTGTGAGTTTATTATATCACGTCGAAATATAGAAAACCCCCGAAAAATAAAAATTTTTTTATTTTTTACAAAAAAACGAAATATTGAAATCCTCTTTTTCAACTATCAACCTATCTCTCTGTGGAGAAATTGGCACTATGCTGACCTTCAACAGATTAATGTTAATCAAACATTCTTCTTGTGTTTTTTGGTTTTGAAAAATTATAAATCCATCTTCGTCCAGACCAACAGAATCAAAGCTAGCTCCATGGAAAAATACAAGTTCATTGTTTTTATCTCGTATTTCTTTATAAAAAGTTATGGTATTGTATTTTTGCAATATATTAATCATTTCTTCTTTTGACAAAACCATACTTATAACCTCCAATGGTATATTGTGGAATATATGGCGGTAGATAAATTATATGCCGAACATTTGTTCTTGTCAATCGGTAATATTTTCCTATTCTACATCAGTGCTTTAGAGATTTGACTTTTCTTCCACATTTCAAGATCTGCCAATGTATCTAAATCCGGAATTACCTCGTCTATTCCAAATCCTTTTAAAAGATTCTTTGTTTCCGCTATATCTACATCGGTCGGTTTCATTTTACGTTGAGATTCTGTATGAAATATTGCGTCTCCTGATATGTAATCCTCTGCTTCGCTTTTGTATAAACGATTGTATGCTTCATATGAAGCCTTCTTTTCCTTTATAGCTGCAGTTCGACATTCGTCACAACAATATTTTTGTCTATGCTGAGTAGCTACAAATTCTTTGCCACATTCACATATTTTTATTTCTCTATACATTTCAACGCCCCCTTATTTTCTAATTTTCTTATAGCGTCATTAGTAAAATCTACATGTTTATTTCCGTTATGCATATACGAAGCATATATATACGCTGTTGTAATATCGTAGATTTGTTTTTTATTTAGTTGTGTGTAATGATTTTCAAGATAAGGCAGCAAACTTTGCTTTCTTATCTCTTTCGCACTAATTTCAAACATTTTCCTATCTCGATTTCCTCAACACTAAAGCTTGCCTATATATATCTGCCATTTCATCATTGCCTTTTATAGTAGCCTCCTGCAATTTATCTTCATAATATCTTATCTGTGCCTTATTCTCTCTTGACTGAGTTATCCAAAGATAAATCCAAATCCCAAAAATTATAATTCCGCTTATCAATCCGCCCATACTACCATTCTCCTCTCTTAGCTCTGAATTCATCTGCCGCATACTTGTCCAAGTCGAAATACTTAAACCTGTCAGGTACTTGGTATTTATACGGCGTCTCTTCTTCCATTAACTTTTTAGCCGCCGCTGTCTTTGCGAGTTCCCACGCATTCAAATCACTCATACGCGGCCAGTCAGTTTTTATCGCTACCGTAATTGCATCTATATCAAACCGACTATATAACAAGCCATTACTGCCGTAATCATACATGCTCTGCGTTGAGTAATTATAGTTTCCTGCGAGATACTCCTGATTCTTGCGATGTAAATCCATGTCTTCTTTTGCCGCCATCGTTGTTCCTGCACCCAGTGAAAACAGACCTATGAAAAATGATATTATTCCGCCCATAAGATTACCTCCTTAATAATCATTCTACCTATGTAAATATCACATCAGCTATACCTATAAGGCAGCGCACAAAGTGCTGCTGCTCATGGAGGAATCATATGCAGTTCGACGTTTTATGTCGCTGCCCTATAGATACAGCATGTTGGCCGTATCTTTACCATTCTTCGTGATAAACACGTAAAATTTCTTTCTTCCCGCATACTGGACACAGTACACTGTCTTCGTTTCTTCGCTCTGAAGACTCCATTCCGGTTCTGTACCAGTCCCCTTTTTCTGTCTCTACATCGGAGGAATCGTATGCAAAAACAGATTTGCACCAGCTACACTCTATGCTGCCCAATTCAGGAAGCTTTTCTTTTTTCGGTTGAGGAACCGGCATTTCTTTAATTATTCTCATGTCAAAATCCCCTTTCTAAATATGACAATCTACTACAGTTAAAGTCCACTCTGGATCTGCAGTCTCGATAAATCTCTCATAAAACTCATTATCCCATTTTGTTTCGTCGTCAATTGAAGCATCACTCATGCCGAACCAGCCCATTTTCCCCGGTTCATGCCATTCTCCATCTGGAGTCACAACTGCATAAGTACGCCAATTCGCACAGCTCTGAGCATATTTTTCTTTAGTTTTAAATCTTTCCAGATAATATTCTTTTTTCATAAAACTAAATGGGCGCTCTTCATCATCTTTCAAAGGAGCATCCTCTACAACAATTTCCCAAAATCTTTCCGCGCGAAGTCTTGTTTCTTCATCTGGAGAAAAATCGATATCCTTTACTTTTGCCCAACCAACCCTCTCCCCTGTCTTCAAGAGTATCTCGTCAGAAAATCTTCCGCCTTCGACATACCAATCCCACTTCGAATCCGGATTATAGGTGGTTATCAGATTTCCATCTTCATCGACATCTTCTTTTCCCCATTGCTTAGCCATATGCTCATAACATTCTTCGTCTGTCCAATTGAGACGTTCAGGAAACTCTTCTTTTAAGAATTTGATATGTGTTTTATTTTTGCAAGATTCTTCATATTCACTTGGATTTGCTAAATATTCGGCATATTTACCATTTTTACAATCTTCGATATCTTTACGCACATGCTCAATGGCTTCCTTTTTTGTCATAAACACATATGGATCCACTTCTATAGATTCATCATAACGAGCTAATAATTCTTCTACTGTTCTTCCATTTGGTTCTGTAAATACTGCTACTGAATAATGACTCATACTTTACCTCTCTTTCCCAATAAAAAAAGACCTCTCGGCCTATTCATCTATTAATTTGTTCTGCTCTCGAATATATCCCCATACGCTCTGTTCAATTTTCTTTTCAATACGTTTCATATTACGTAGCTCTTTAAGTTTAAAGACTATAAATACTACGCTCATCGCTGTAGCCATAATGGTCCAAGCCAGTACTTCTGCTTTGTTCATAACATCTCCCCTATATTATTCCAGAGAAACGATATTATATTTTATCGTATTATTATCATAGGTTTTTATCTCTAACTTACCAACTGCTCTCTGTCCAACTTTACCTTTATATTTATGATATGTGTCTCTGCCGTTAATCCTATATTCGGTGCCATTATATTCGACTAAAATAGCATATACTGCAGGATGCGTAATTACAGACACTGACTTACCAGTGCTTATCGTTTGTACCCACGCAGGACTATAAACTTTATCTACAATATTTACGCCTACGTTCTCGTATCTTGTGTCGATACATTTAGCGCATCCGGCAAAGCTGAACAATATCATTACAGACAATAGTATTGTTAGTATATTATTTTTTAATCTCACAATTATCCATCTCCCTTACACTGCGCTAAATGCTCCAGTATATCTAAGACAATTTCTGCATAGCCATCAATGTTGCCATCATGTTCTGTATATTCAATATTTCTCCCACAGAGTAGATTAATCATCGGCTGTTTCAGCGCGTTGCTTTCTTCTTCTGTCTGGTGTCTGCCTTTTGGATTATATGGTTTAACTCTCAGCAACAAATAATTCAGATTGTCATACGAATTGAATACATTCATTACAGTCTTATTAAAATCCTCGCCGAGAACTTCATCGTCGTTATAAAATACTGATAACGGCAAAGGACTGTCTGTTACAATTACATCCACTTTCCCTTTGCAGCGACTTATCTTGTAGCTTTGCTTTCCAAACAGGTATGCTTGATTCTTAAAAACTTCCGTATTCTCTTCCCATACTTTATCTTTTGCGAATTCAGTTATCAGTTCTGCGTTAATGCCTCGCATTTTAAGCTGAGAAAATATATATGCCGCACCGGTTGATTTCCCAGCACCCGGGACACCAAATAAATTAACTACTATCATACACTACCTCCTGAAATCTATCGTACGACTTCTACTAACTGGCCATCTATGTATTTGCAAGGTAATCCGTTTTCCGATAAATAAAGCGTATATATCTGAGAACCGCCATATGTGCCTTGCTGCAAATATACAATCTCAGTGTTTATGTCATATACTAAATTTTCCTTACTTAAAAGATTTATAGCTTGTATTGTTTCGCCGCAATTCTTTATCGGCTCAGGTTCTCCTATTGCACCACAGCTACAGGTCATAAGAAGAACTATGAATATCATTACAATTGTTGAAATTATTTTTTTCGCCATAATTCTACATCTCCTTTTTAAATTCCTTCCCTAACAGCGTACAACTTCTTACAAGCGTGGGTGTTGCCCTTTAAAGGTCGCAGGGTTACTGGTTTGGAAGGCGCCTACTGTTAACCCTTGTTCGGCTTTACTTCTATATATCAATGATCGATTACGGGCTCTTTTGGAAATTTATCAATCATTTCCTCGACTCTTTCTAAGTTGACGTATTCAAGTCCATAGCTTCGTTCACTTGGCAATAATCTTAAACAATCTTTTAAAGCGTCGATGTCTACTATGTATTTCATATATTTTTACCTCTCAAAATTATGTGGGTAGGGATTTGCACCCTACATGAGTCGTATACTACTCACATTGGAGGGAGTCGAACCCATAGAAGCTCCGCCGAATGTTTTTAACCATACCTC